CCGCTGTTGATATGGTACTGGACGGCGAGGGCAGCGTGGTGGATGGTGGAGATGGTTTATCCAGGGCGCAAGCGTTGCGCCCCAACGGGAATGGATTGAGTGAATGACGATTACGAAGTGGGATGAGTTGCGCCCCAACGGGAATGGATTGAGTGAATGACGATTACGAAGTGGGATGAGCTGCAACTGAAGTTCGATCTGCCGGAGCTGGATGAGGTGGAGGATGACGCGCGGGAGCGGATGATCACGCCGGAGGAGGCGCGGCTGATCAGCGAGGCGGCGGGGAGTGCGTTGCAAAAACGGATCGAGCGGACGAACTGGGAGAAAAAATATCCGGAGTGGTTCAAGGATTTCCTGATGCTGCGTGAGCAGGGTTGGACGTGGCGGGTGGGGTGCTACATTGCGTGGGCGAGCAGCCCGCGTAACGGGCGCTGGCCGGATACGTTGCAGGAACTGGCGACGGAGGTGCTGGGGCTGAAATCGCCGCGGGTGGTGTATACGTGGCGGAAGAAGTATGCGAGCATCGATGCGAGTATTTCGATGCTGCAGACGGCGACTCTGTGGGAGCACCGGCGGGATGTGATCGCGGCGCTGGTGAAGATGGCGATGGATCCGGATTATAAGAGTTTCAACGACCGGAAACTGTACCTGGAGATGGTGGGCGATTACACGCCGAAGAGCAAGCTGGAACTGGGGAAGGCGGGGAAGGGCGAGGGGCTGGATGAGCTGAGCGATGAGGAGCTGAGGACGTGGATGGGAGCTGACAACAGCCAACAGCCGATAGAGCCGAGTCTGCCAAGTCTGCCAAGCAAGCAAGGGCGGTCACCGACCGCCCCTACAGACGACTTGATCGAGGCAGATATGCCGCAAGGAGATGGGGCGTCATTGGAAGGGACAGATGCTGGCGAGTAGGACGGTGATGGTGGGTAAGACGGCGGCGCGGGAGGAGTTGGCGCGGCGGGAGCTGGCGCGGCGGCACCTGGTGGATTTCGAGTGCTATATCGCGCCGTATTACCGACCGGCTAGGCATCACCGGCTGGCGGGGGGGTATCTGGAGCAGGTGGAGTTATATATTCGGACAAAGGGAAAAGAGGGGATCGGACGGCTGTTGATTTTGGAGCCGCCGCGATACGGGAAGAGTGAACAGGCGAGCAGGCATTTCCCGGCGTGGGTGCTGGGGAAGCAGCCGGATGTGCGGATTATTCTAACCAGCTATGGGGCGGATTTGGCGACGAAGTTCAGCCGGAATGCGCGGGATGTGGTGCTGAGCGATAAGTACCGGGCGGTGTTCGGCGAATTGGCGAGCGTGGATGCGCCGGTGGAACTGGCGGAGGACAGCCGGAGCGTGAAAGCGTGGGATCTGAGCGCGCCACATCGAGGGGGGCTGATGGCGGCGGGTGTGGGGGGCGGGATCACCGGTACGGGGGCGCATTTGATGATCGTGGACGATCCGTTCAAGAATCGGGAAGAGGCGGAGAGCGAGGCGCACCGGGAGAGCGTGTGGGAGTGGTGGACGAGCACGGCGTATACGCGGCTGGAGGATGGGGCGGCAATAGTGGGGATGCTGACCCGCTGGCATGGGGATGATTGGGCGGGGAGATTGCTGAAGGCGATGGCGACGGATCCGAAGGCGGACCGGTGGAGGGTGGTATGTCTTCCGGCGATTGCGGAGAGCGGGCGGACGCCGTCCGCCCCTACGTTCGGGAGCGGATTGAACGGATTAGAGGAGAGCGGGCGGATGCCATCCGCCCCTACGTTCGAGGAATATCAACGGCAACGGATGCTGGAGGGGGTGTGGGTGAATGAGGTGGATCCGCTGGGGAGGCAGGCGGGGGAGGCGCTATGGCCGGAGAAGTATAGCATCGAGGATCTGGAGCGGATCCGGGCGAATATCTATGAGTATGACTTCGAGGCGCTGTACCAGCAGTCGCCGTATAACCGGATGGGGAATTTCTTCCGGCGGGAGTGGTTTACGATCGTGGAGGCGGCTCCGAAGCTGGAGGAGGTGGTATCCCGGATGTGGTTCTGGGATAAGGCGGGGAGCCAATCGGGGAAGGGGGATTATGCGTGCGGGGTGGTGTTGAGCGTGGCGCAGAATGAACTGGTATATGTGGAGAACGTGGCACGCAGGCAATGCACGCCGGGGGAGCGGGACGAGCTGATGATATCGGCGATGAAGGCGGATCTGGCGACGGGCAGGGGTATGGGGTGCATCTGGCACCAGCAGGATCCGGGGAGCGCAGGCCTGGACAGCGCGCAGGCGACGAACAGGCTATTGATGAAGGCGGGGTTCGGGATGATCCGGTTCGAGACGATGACGGGCGATAAGGAAGTGCGAGCAGGACCATGGTCGAGCGCGCTGCAGGGAGGGATGGTGCGGCTGGTGCGGGGGGCGTGGAACGAGGCGTTTATAGAGGAGCATGTGGCGTTCCCGAAGGGGAAGTTCGACGATCAGGTGGATGCGACGAGCTGGGGCTATGGGAAGATGGAGATGCCGCAGGTGACGCTGACGGAGAGCCCGTATGACGGCTGACAACGGATTTCGGGAACGGATTGAGCGGATTAGGTAAGAGGAATTATGAGCCTTATTGATGGAGCACGGGATCTGCTAAGGAATTTTTTGAGGCTGGACGAGCTGACGGATACGGTCAGAATTGCGCGGCTGACGCAGTACCAGCGGCTGGACGATTATTACCAGGGGATACACAAGCGGCAGCTGAAGGTGAAGCTGAACCAGGCGGACGATAACCTGGCGATGAATTTCGTGGGGCTGGCGGTGGAGAGGGGGATCAGCATGATGCTGAAGGGCGTCAAGTTCGAGGCGCCGGAGGCGGGGATACAGGCGTTCCTGGATGAGGTATGGGAGGCGAACCGGAAGCGGATTTTGCTGCATAAGGCGAGCCAGAATGCGTCGGTGTTTGGGACGGGGTATTTGAAGTTGGTGCCGGAGGGGGTGGAGAGCAAGCAGACGGAAGGGAAGCGGATGACACGGGTGGTGGTGCTAGACCCGAGGTGGATGAAGATTATCTGTTCGCCGGAAGATGTGGATGAGGTGCTGGCGTATGAGATGCGCTATAACATTATGGAGGGGGAGACTGAAGTAGCACGGAAAGAGGTAATTCGACGGGCGGATACGGCGGCGAGCCAGTCGAACCTGATCCTGAAGGAGGGCACTTACTGGGTGATCGAGGAGTGGCGCGCGGATAAGGCGTCGTCGGGGAAGTGGACATTGAGCAGCTCGCAGAACTGGGAGTATGAGTTCCCGCCGATCGTGCACTGGCAGAACCTGCCACAGGCGGGGGATTGCTACGGGCAGAGCGATGTGGAGGATATTATCGAGCTGCAGGACCGGGTGAACTTTCTGGCGAGCAATATCAGCCGGATCATCCGCTATCATGCGCACCCGAAGACATGGGGACGCGGGGTGGGGGCGACGAAGGATATCGACTGGGGGCCGGACAAGGTGGTGTGGCTGCCGGGGGAGCATTCGGAGGTGAATAACCTGGAGATGCAGAGCGATCTGGCGAGCTCGAGGGCGTTCTATGCGGATCTGAGGCAGGCGCTTTTCGATATCAGCCGGACGGTAGATATCAGCAGTATCAAGGACCGGGTGGGGGCGCTGACTAATTTTGGTTTGCGGGTGCTGTATATCGATGTGCTGGACAAGCTGGATACGAAACGGGAGCTATTTGGGGAAGCGTTGCTGGAGCTGGAGAAGCGGATGATGGTGCTGGAGGGGGTGGAGGGGAAGCCGGGGCTGGTGACGTGGGGAGATCCGCTGCCGGTGGATGAGACGGGGGCGGCGCAGAGCGACGGGTTCGAGCTGGCGAACGGGTTGGTAAGCAAGGAGACAATTGCGAAGCGGCGCGGGTACGACTGGGAGAAGGAACAGGCGCTGATGGAGGAGGAGAAGGCGTCTGAGGAGACGGTGGGGAGTTTGGTGTTGAAGGCGTTTAATCAGGGAGGGGGAGGGCGGACGCCGTCCGCCCCAACGGGCGAGCAACAGGCGCCAGGTAAGCAGGAATTACCGGCCGGTGGGATTGGGAGGAGTAGATAGTGCCTGAAGTTGTATCACCGGTGATCCAGGCGGCGCAGCAGTACCAGGCGGAGCTGGCCAGGGGGGAGGCGGCGGCGATGGGGAGGCTGATCGAGGCGTTCCAGCGGGCGTGGGTGCGGTTGGAGGCTCAGCTAACGGCGCTATTGGGAGAGATTGGGCGGACGCCGTCCGCCCCTACGGGTGGGCAACTGGCAAAATTGGCGCGGTATAAGGCACTGATGACGCAGCTGGGGAATGAATTGATGGGGCTGCAGGCGCTGACGACGAATGAGGTGGAGCGGGCGGTGGAGCTGGGGATCACGCTGGGGGGGGAGAGCGTGGGGAGCATGCTGAATTCGATATTGACCGGGAGCACAACGCGGCTGTCGGTGGGTTTCAACAGGCTGCCGGTGGAGACGATCAAGGCGCTGCTGGGGTTCCTGAAGCCAGGGTCGGCGCTTTATCTGCGATTGAGTCTGATGGCGCCGGGGGTGGCGGATGAGGTGGCGAAGGCGATCATCCAGGGGGTGACGCTGGGGTGGAACCCGAGGAAGATTGCGGCGGCGGTGAGGCAGGCGTTCGGGATTGGACTGAGCGATGCGCTGCGGTTCGTGCGGACGGCGCAGCTGTGGGCGTACCGGGAGGCGAACCGGGCGACGATGTTGGCGAACAGTGATGTGGTGAGCGGTTGGGTGTGGAATGCGGATCTGGGAGATCCACGGACGTGTATGAGCTGCGTGGCGATGCATGGGACGGTACACCCGGTGGAGGAGGTATTGAATGACCACCATAATGGGCGGTGCACGGCGGTGCCGCTGGCGGCTGGATTTGACAATCCAGTTAAGGAGTTGGGGACGGAGTGGTTCGGGAAGCAGAGCGAGGCGGCACAGCGGGAGATGATGGGGCCGGGGAAGTATGAGGCGTGGAGGGATGGGAAGTTTGGACTGGAGCAATTATCGAGGGTGTATGAGGACCCGGTGTACGGGTTGATGAGGAACGAGGCCAGCTTGATGGAGCTGGTGAATTAAGAACAAACCACAGAGACCACAGAGTGGTCACTGAGTTCACAGAGTTTTTATTAATTACAGAGAAATGGAGAGAGAGATGACTGAGACGGTCAAGGAACCGACAACTGAGACGGTTGTCACAGAAACAACGGTTGAGAAGGTTGAGAAGCCGAGTGATGGGCGGACGCCGTCCGCCCCTACAGCGCCTGAGACGAAGGAGACCTTCGACGAGGCGCGGGCGATGGCGCTGATCGAGAAGCTGCGCGGTGAGAACCGCGAGCTGAGCAAGGCGCAGAAACGATTGACGGATCTGGAGGCGGCGGAGAGCAAGCGCAAAGAGGCCGAGATGACCGAGCTGCAGAAGGCTCAGGCAAAGCTGACTGAGCTTGAGACGCAGCTGAAGGATGAGAAGCTGGCGCGGATGCGCCAGGAGGCAGCGATCAAGACGGGATTACCGGCGGTGTTCACCGACAGGCTCAAAGGCGAGACGCTGGAAGAGCTGGAGAAGGACGCCCAGGCGATCATCGAAGCGCTGCCGAAAGTTAAACCCGGCTCGAATGTCAACCCAACCAACCCGAATGCAAGTGGGGGGAGCGGGGAGACGGACGAGCAGCGGAGAAAAAGACTATTTGGGTAGGGGCAAGTAGGGCGGATGCCGTTCAAGTAAGGCGGACGCCGTCCACCCCTACGGGAGAAAAAGGATATGGCTGCAGGAATAAATATGTGGAGCGATATCTCAAGTATCGCTAACAA